CGAGGAAGTAGCCCACCAGCGGGCGCGCGCCGATGAAGGGCAGCAGGCGGCGCACCGCCTCGGGCGCGGGCAGGCCGCCGGCCACGTCCTGCTCGCGCAGGCGGTGCACGCGGATGCTGTCGGCCGAGACGGCCTTCTCGGGCCGGATCAGCAGCTCCAGCCGCTGGCTGGTGAGGATGCGCCGGCCCTTGATGCGCACCGCGCCGATCGCGATGATCTCGTCGGTGCGGGTGTTCAGGCCGGTGGTTTCGCAGTCCAGCGCCACCCATTCGTCGGGCGGCGGCGCGTCGAGCAGAAAAGCCCATTCGCCGCCCTGCAGGCGCTGGCGCGCGCGGCGCGTCTTGAGGGCGTCGAGCCAGCTCACAGCGCGTTCAACCGAAAGCGCTGGCGCAGCAGCGTCTTGAAGCGCTTGACCACGCCCAGCGCGTCCTTCAGCAGGTCACGCTCCAGCGGCGACAGCGCGCTCGGGTCGACCGCGCCGGACACCGCGTCGCCCGCCTTGGCGTCGCTAATTGCGCCCTTGAGCTTGAGCGCCATCAGCCATGCTGCCGTAATTGCAGGTGAGTCATTCCGGCGTTGTCCACTTTGACTTCAGTTACGACATACGCCTTCCCGTTTTCGCGCACGACGCCATCTTTCTTCGATGGATCCTGCGCCAGATCGTTAGAAACAATAGACAATTGAGTGATCGGTCCCGGAGACGCCGGTTCGTCGATTCGATCCACGAACACGCCCATGATGGTCTGTACAAACCCTCCGACGTGGTTGTAAGTCAGCAATTCTCCTTCATAAAAGACATCCACGCAAGCACGATTTAGATCATCAAAGATCGACATTGGATTAGTCCGGCCGGAGGCCGGGGCGAAATTACCGCCCCGGCAAGAAAACCGAAACGAGCTTACGTGGTGAGCTTCTGGATCACTTTCGGCTTCAGGCAGATCGGCAGCGGATTACTCTGGCATTCCACTTCGACGCCCTTGTCGTATTCGAGCATGCGGGTCTTCGCATAAAATGGAAGCCCCTCGGTGTTCACTGTCTCCAGGTAATCCGCCGGGGCGTAGAACGTTTTGAAGACGCTCGTGCCCATCGGGATCATGTAGGCGGAGTTTGCGTCGATCATCGGCTGCGAAGATCCGGCCGAATCGGTGATCGTTCCGCTGTAGTTGAGCCAGGTGACCCCTCCGAAATAGAAGCCGTTCATCCCGAGATTCACGAGACCGGCCATGTTCGGAATGGCCATGGCGCCGCTATAGTCTCCGGCGAGCGTCTGACCGATGGGATTTTGGAAGTACTGGAAGGCCGCTTTGACGTTGGTGTGCGAAGCGAATGTGTCATAGAAACCGTCTGAGCAAAGGGCGATGTAACCGTTGCACATCTCTCCCTTGAGGTATCCATTGATCGCACGTTTGGTGGCCGCGATCTTGCCCATCACGTCGGTGGTGCTCGTACCGAGCGCATAGGATGCCGAATCCTGGCTGACTCCGAAATCGGTGTAGATGTCCAGGATTGTCGTTCCGGATCCGTCTTTCACCAGTCCGGATTTCAGCACTCCGAGGCGCATCCACTCAAGCGTCTGATCGAGCTTGATGCGCATTTCGCGCATTTTCTTGCCGAGAATCCACTGAGCGTCCTGAACGGCATCGCTGCCGGGCCGGCGACGACTCTGTAGATCGCTTGCAAGGATCTGATCGTTGACCGGGAAGTGGGGAAGCGAGAAACTCTTGGTCTTCCCTAGCGCGGTCTTGTTCGCCACTCCGGGGCCGCCCCACTGCGATTGCGGGAGCAGTTGGTTCGTGATCGGGTCGAAATCCACTGCGACGGTTCGATTGTTCACGCCCTCATCTGTGAAGATGCCGAGCGCTCCGAGCCTTCCGTACTGCGTCGAAATGTCGTTGACGGCATTTGTCAACGATACTACGCCGAAGGCGTCCTGACTGAAGACGTTGAGAATATTGACGGCCATTTTTTGGTCTCCTATCCTGGGCGCCTAGACGCCATAATCTACGCGGGACGGCATGCCGGCTGCCGCGAGTTGCGCCAACGCAGTGGTCTTCTGCGGAGTCGTCATCGCGGCCGTCCAAGCCAACCCGTTCTGCTTGAAGATCACCGGGCCACGGACGATGGCCAGATACGTTCCGTCCGCACCAAGAGTGGCTGTGAACGGCTGAATCAGCACGGCCGCCGCTGTCTGCGATCCGTCGGCCGCCGCCGGAGCGACCTGCGTGTACTTCCCGCTCGCGGTGATCTTTCCGAGCACCTGACCGATCGCACTCGCTACGGTTCCGGACGCGACGGTCACGAGATCGACGATATAGTTGAGTTCCTCACCTTCCTGGAACAGGACCAGGTCGGTCAAGCGGGTGGTTTCATTGATGGTAGCCATTTAGCGGGCCTCCTTCTTGAGAATGCCCATCGAGGCCAACACTTCTTTCCATGGCCGCGCCTTGGGCTGATCGGCCGGAGCCGCAGCGTCGGTGCCTGGCATCGCGGACGGGTTTACCGGATTTTTGGATTGCGCTGCGGCGCGAGCGTCGATGAGCGCGGACCGAAACTCCCTCGCGGACTTCCGGTTGCTCACAAACTCGCGGGCTAGCGCTGGATTGTCGAACAGCGCGCCGAGATCGAGGATCTCATCCACGCGCGCCTGTTCGGCCTGTAGCACTTGATCGGCGGTCGGAACTGCGGCCCCCGCCGGGGCGGCCTGATTATCGGCCATGCTGCTTCCCTCCTTGTGGGAACTCGCGGCGGGAGCCGCGGAGCTTGATCGTGCGGATCCGTGCATTGGCATCTGGACGGCCCGCTGAAGTTCGTTGCTGAGATCGGCCCAGGCGTCGGTAAGATCGCCTGGCATGTCGGCCAATCCGGCGGCGACTGCCGCGGTTGCGCCGTCGTATGTTCGCGCGCCGAGTTTCACCACAGCCTCGGGCGTAATGCTTCTGCCGCGCGCCACGGCGCCGACGAACTCGCCGTATAGCCGGTCAATCTCGCCCTGAATCTTTTCGCGCGCTTCGGGGCTTAACGGCTCATATGGATTACCGTCCGTTTTGCCTTCTCCGGCCGATATGAGCGTCACCTTGACGCCATGCTGTTCGAGCATCTTCGACATGTCGAAATGCGCGCAATAGACACCGATGGAACCGACACCTCCGGATGTTTCCGTGCAGTAAATCCGATTTGCCTGTGAGGCTATCAAATAGGCCGCGGAATACGCCATCGTGCCGGCCACGGCCCAGCACGGTTTGTCGAGCGCGGAAACCATGGCGGCCGTCTCGAATGCGTTGTCCGTCTCGCCACCGGGACTGTTTACATTGAGCAGAACTGCCTTTACTCCAGGATCCTCGCTCGCTATCTTCAGTTGGGTCTGAATTTCTCCGTAGGTCGTTCCGCCCCAGGACCACGCTGCGTTCGACAGTGGGCCTAGTACATCGACAATCGCAATGCCGTCTTCGACGCGATACGGAGCCGCATCCCCGAAGTAATCGGCCACGTTCGCGGAGCGAATTAGCGCCGGCCGAGTCCCGATCCGCGTCATGATTTCATCGCGGCGGGATTCGATCTGCTTCGGAGCGACGGGCTTTCCAGTGAGCGCCATTATCCTGCTGCCTCCGGTAGTTTGATGTAACCCTGTCGGTTCAGCCGACACGGCAAACTCAGCGTCGAGTTGTACAAGCCGTTCAAAGTAGCGCTGACGGTGGCAGTGCTCTTCGGCGGCCTCCGTCAGAATGTAATCCGACAGGCCATGGAGCCCGATTCGTGCAAGCCATGCCGCGTGCTGGCACCATTGGGCCTCGGACTGCGTCTCTGCACCGACGGCCTGCCGGAGTATTGCGATTACCTTTGGGTCACCCTTCATTCATGGACTCCCTGCTTGGCCGGCGAATGCTCGCTGGTGACGCTGGCCTCCGGCCGGAAAGATCCGTATACTGGCTGAATTCCGAGTTGCCGCTCGCGTTCATGATCAGTTGCGATTTCCGAGTCCACCTGCTCCGCGTCACGCCCGAGTTTTGCGATTTCCCGCGAACGGCTGGTCAGCGCCGATTCGATCTTCATGCGTACCGTTTGTGCATCCGCCTGAGGATCTATCCACTCCCAAGGCTGCGGCAGCCATTCTACGTTAAGGTACTCTTCCGGATTGCGGAGGTAGTCAGCCGAGTCGATGATTCCGGCCAGCGCCGCTGCATCTAGCCAAGCTCTCCATACTGGACGGCATACCTGGTGCTCGATCACAGATTGCTGGAACTGCCTCCAGATTCTTCGCAGTGCTATCAGCCGGACTCGGGCGCTCGAATAGTTGACCTGGGTCATGTCACCGGTCAACATCTCATAAGTGATTCGCATCGCTGCCGCGAGTTTCCGGTTTTGATTCTTCATGAACACGTCATACCCGTCGGCAACACCGGGGTGGTTGTAGAATCCGATATCTTCGCCAGCGTTCGTGTCGATGATTGTTACGGCTCCGGGCTGCGATTCGACATAGGCGGTCCCTTCTGGGGCGCTATCGCTTCCGGTAGTCGTCGTCGTGACAAGATTCGGGTCGTCGGGAGTGAGGGTTTTCTTCCATGCGAACAGGTATGCCCCGAGTTTCTGCCGTAGCCGCTCCGCGTCGTCGTAGTTGTCGAGATCGGCCAGGGCGATGAGGATCGGGGCGAGGGGTGTGATCCCACGAATCTGATTGCCCCTCGTGAACTCCATCACGTGCAGGATCTCCGCCGCCGGAACACGGGTTACTTCGTAAGTATTCGGCCATATCGCTGCATCTCCGGGGTGTTCCCGGTAGAAGTGATAGGCAATCCGCTCGTGTATAGGATTGAACTCGATTCCTCCGCGGATCAAATTGTCTGGGCTGCCCATGTCTCCAGACATACGCCAGAATGCGAGTTGCTCCGGCTCGATCAGATCCAGTTGCAGCGGAACGCGCAGCCCAGTAGCCGACA